ATGTTCTTCTGTAATAACCGCCTCAAAAGAAAAAGGATTTCCGTAAGTAACTGTTACAAATTCTTCATCATACAAATTATCAATCTTTTTTTGAAGTATTGATGGCAAACAATAAATAAATGATTTTTTCAAACCATCATCTTCTTTTTCTTTTATTTTTTCTTTTTCTTTTATTACAACAGGTTTTCTTTCAATTATTGGCTCTTCTTTTGGTGGTTGAGTCATGTTTAATTCATCTATAAATTTGTCTTTTATAGAAAAATCAGTGTTTAAAGGCTCTATTTTTATAGTGTCTTCTTGAACAACTGGATTCCATTTCATGTTGTGAATTGTATACTTAGTCCAAACATTTTGCTCTTTTAAAAGCAAATTAGGACCACGAAGCCTATAGACAGAACCATCTTTATTTTTTAGTACCATACTATTCTATTTAAGGAAAATTAGAAAAAAAATTATCATTATCTTCTAAATAAGACACAGTCAAAGGAGAATTAACATGAGTTTACTTGTACCTGATGTTGGCGAAATTTTAATGTTGCAGTATCTTGTAAATATGATTTCTACAGATGGAACTGCTGCTCCAGCTAATGGCGAAAGACTTTTACGATTATTTACGAACAATCTTACACCAGTAGAAGGAACTACTCTTTCAACCGTTACGGAAGCAGTTGGCTCTACTGGATATGCACCAGTAACATTAGTTGGATCAAGCTGGACGACCACTCAATCTGTTGGCGTTACCACTGCAGTTTATAGCGAACAAACATTCACATTTACAACTGCGGTAACTGTTTATGGTTACTATGTAACGACCATCTATGGATCTCCAGCCTTATTATGGCTCGAAAGATTCTCTGGTGCGCCTTTCATTTTGCCAAGTGGTGGCGGTCAAATTGCAATTAGTCCAAGAATAAGTTTAGACTAATAAATATAAAAATTATGTAGAGACTAATTGAAAAATTAGTCTCTTTTTTTATTTATTGTACATAAATAAGCCTGAGAGGTAAATATATGATTAATATTTTATTTAGAAAATGGTTCTTAGAGAACGACACATTCACAATTTCTTTATTCAATAATTCAATTAACGAAGCGAAAAAAATGGGAGGAGAAGGTTTTTTAGATGAATTATCCTTAGAGTATTATGAAAAAGAAATTAAATATAGAATCAAACAATTCGCAGATAGGTTGAAAGATAAAGAAAAAATAAAACAAATTGTTCCTTTTAGCATATTAGAAGATTTAGCTAAACAAAAAAAAATTACAATTAATGTACTTATAGACGATATACATAAGGCTGCAAATAAATATAACAAAGATGAAGATGAAATAAAATATACTTCTTTTTTGCAAAATTTGCACATTCATAAAATGCATCCAAGTGGATCAGATGCTTTAGCGACTTCTCTTTTTCAAAAAATAAAATCTAAAACCAAACCAAATTACATTTATCGTAGTCTTAAGACAGTGGATAAAATTATTGATAATGATAAATCAGAACTTAAAAATCCTCCAGAAAATCCAAAAATTGGAGATAGGCACCAAGCCCAAGGTTACACATGGAAATTCATGAGTGACAGAACATGGATAAAAATTAGAAAAGACACAGACGAGTATGAAGGAACAGAATTGTTAAATATGTTTAATAGAAGCAAATTAGATCGTCCTATGTTGAAAGCAATTTTGCATTATTATGATAATGATTATTTTAATGAAAAAGAAGTCATGAAAGACTTTGAAGGTTCATGTAAATATATTGGAAGAAATCAATTGAAAAAAGATATTGGAAAAGATGCAATGGTGAAAGCCGATCCATACAAAGGAGATAAAACCAAAATATTTGAAAGAGCAAAAATTAAATTTCCTAATCCAGAAATAGATAGTATCTATAAAGACGAAGAAACTAACACTACTTGGAATTGGATTTATTCAAAGAAAACAAAAGGCATGGGATGGAAAGAAATTCTAAAACAAAAACCAATTTCACATATTAGCTTACACGGTGAAGACGGAGATGACCTTGAAGTAGAAGGAAGAGAAAAAGAAGAAAATCCATTAGATCCAGAGAGTGAATATAGTTCTAAAGAATATGATGCTGAAATTAAAAAGTATGGTGATTACGAAGTCACAAAACCATTTGGCATTAAAAGTCCTCAAAAAAAACCAACAACAGATCAAAAAAACACAATAAGAGATATTGTTTCAGGTCTAGAATCATTTAAAAGCTATTTAGAAACCACCACAACATTGGCGAATGATATACCAAAATCTAAAACCAGATATGGTTATATTAAAAAAGATAATACCGAAAAAGATAATTTTTCTGTGTACGAATTTTACCGTAAAATTTTTATTGAACTTACTGATGATTTTATCTCACAAATCAAAGGTGGAAAAAATTCATCTGATGTACAAAAGACTTTTCCAAAGTGGTTTGCAAATAAAGAAATTTTATTGCCTAGCAATGCTAAAAAAATAGCACTCTGGTCGAGATTTACAAAAGAAAAATATAACTATGAGCTTGAATCATATGCATATAAAAATAATTTTAAAATAAAAGATAAATAAAAATGGCATTAAAAAATACAGATGGAACTTGTTATAAGCCTTTAGGAAGTGTGCAACAGTACAATCCCAATGCACCAGAACATGATCTTTTCAATCAATGGGATCAAGAATCTATCAGGCGTGGTGGATCTCCTTTGTATTACTATGAAGTTTTTATTCAACAACAAACTGTAGATCCACTTTATTTGGAAGATCGTGGTAAAATATTTTCAAACAATCCAATTCAATTGTGGTGTAGTTACGAACCAATACCATCTCAAAATGCATTAAGTCAATTTGGTATAGATTCACCAGACGAAATGGTATTTGAAGTAAATTACAAGGCTGTTCTTCAATCTATAGGACATCCTCCAAAGATTGGATCAAGAATTTTTAGTCCTCACTTAAGAGAAAATTGGGTAATTATCCAACGAAACTTAGGTGAGTTTAAATTGTGGGGAGCATTAAGAATGGAACTCATTTGTCAGAGATTCCAAGAATCTGTTACGACTGGCGAAGGCGAAGTTACACAGAAACAACCAGACCTTAAAATTAAAATTGTATAGGAGATTTCATGGGTATATTTTTTGAATTCTTAGAAAAAATTCGTATTGAAAAAATGTTATTAGAACAAGATGCACCACAAGGATCGCCACAAGGTGGTAATCCTCAAGATCAAGGAAATATGACAGCACCAGACGCTCCTCCAGAACAGCAAGATTCAAGTTCTGGTCAAGGCGAAGAAAGTGGTCTATCTCCAACTGCTCATGACGATAATTTTTCAAAATTAATTGATATTATGAAACAAGCTTTGCCAGATTTGAAACCAGAAAATAGAAAAATTATTGATGCATTTTTAAAAACAAATAATTTATCTGGCGGAGATGAACCTAAAAAAGATTCCCAAGACCAAGACCAAAGTCAGGGTCAAGACCAAAGTCAGGGTCAAGCACCGCCAACAGGAATGGGCGATCAATCAGGAATGCCAGCACAACCTAACCAGATGGCTGCTCCACAAATGTAGTGAAGTTTTGTTTTTCATATAGATTAGGCTTATGTACATTTGTTATAAGCGACAAAGGTATTTTTGGCTGTATCAGTCTTTCGCTTTGAAAGATCAAGGGTTTATAACTCTTGGTCTTTTTTTTCAGTTTGAATGGTGGGATTTTCATTTTTTCCTTTTACTAATTTTCTAGCTATACGACCCCTTGGTTTTGCTTTTATTTCTTCTAAATGTTTTTGAACATGAGGACATCCATGTTTCGCAGCAACAGATGCAAGTTTTTTATATTTATCGTCAAACTGGTGACCGCCTTCAGATGTCCATGTTAAGCCAGCAATACTTCTTGCGTTATCTGCAATTATTCCGTCTTGCGATCCTCTTTTAAAAATTTCTTGTTCTGTCATAGGCTCTACTTCATAAGAGACTTTTTTTGGCAAAATTAAAATTTGTGCATATGGCTCGTCTTTTCTAAATATATATTTTTGTCCTTCAACTGGATTTTTGAAAACAACAAAAAATATTTTTGACCACCAACTAGTTTGCAAATGCCCCGGAACTACACATGGAACAGTATTTGTTGTGTCGGTATAAAATCTTGGATGAGACTCCATTCTTAGTACATATCCATCTGGAACTTGTATGTCTAAGCATGATGTCATTCCAAAATGACCATCAGCAAAACAAGCAAATGGAGGGAGATGAACTCCTTGTGATTTTGTAATTTCATTTTCTGCTGCGAAATCACCTTCAAAATGCATCTTGCCATCACGCATTGTAGCGTGAAATTCCGTTTCAAACGGAAATGTTAATTCCATCCCATAAGTTGAACCATCGATAAATGGCTGGCAGTGCCATGGTTGTGCCTTACTTCCATTTGTGTGTGTGTGATCACAACCACTCCAGCCGGGAATTTGAAGTTTTATAGATTTTGGTGGTTTTCCCAAATGCCATGTTCGACACTTAACTCTAATAGTTTCAGACATTTTTGGTGTCACACTCCATAACTAGGTATAAAGGAAAAAAAATGAACGATATTAATCATCCATCAAAAGGTCTCAATGAATGCAATGATAAAAGCCCTTTGAATTATAATGAAAATCTTGATTCATTTCCATCAAATTGCAAACCCGGAGAAAATAATTCCAATTTTCGCCAAGTCAATGACGAATCATTGAATTGGCTTAAAGATACGACAAATAAAAAAGTTGGTTTGGGTGCTGCTGCAAATTGTGATCCTATGCAGACTGGATCTATTTTAAATGATCCTAGTAAAACTAGTCGTGACACCATTTATCGTTATTCAAAAGCGAAGCGTGGTTGCGATGATGCGATGAGAGACCTTTTTACAGATATTGTTGTTATTGATGAAAATGCAAAAGCTCATCCAATTCCAATTATTTGGGGTACACAAGAAAAAGCAGTTGCAGCAATTCTTTTAGACAATGTAAGAAAAGATGAAACATTAGTTGTTGATAGAATTAAATTACCGATGTTAGCAATTCATGATTCGGACATTCAGTTCAATACAAGCAGATATACATATCACAAGGCTTTAGATTATAGAAGATATCTAAGAGAAGATAATAAGCCGGGATTTACAATTGATGAAAAATACAATAGAGACACAGTGCTTGGATTTGCTCGTGGAATACCAGTAGATATTACATATACTCTTTATGCTTGGACATTATATGTCGAAGATATGAATCAAATTTTAGAACAAATTTTGTTAAAATTTAGTCAAACAGCATATATAAGCGTAACTGGCGTTCCGTATGAGA